TGCGATGGTGGCCGGAACCGCCAAGGCGGTGACCGATACCTGCGTGTCTGTGTTGGCGTTCGGCGTAATCGTCCCAGCCGACGCAATGGATTGTACGTTAGGTATAATTTTATTGGCGAGGGTGACGTTGCCGCTGCTGTCGATGCGCATACGTTCGGCGGCGGCAGTGCCATCAACAAACTGAAGCGCCGCTGCTGAACCGCTTTCCAAATAAAAATTGCGGTTACCTGTTGATGTGAGCCACATACGGGCGCTTCCGGCATTGGAAACCTGAAGGTTTGTACCTGAACCAGACGGCGCAGCAGTAGAGCCAACCAGAAGGTTGCCGCTGGCGTCGATACGGGAGCGTTCGGTGCCACCAGTGGTGAAGCCGATAACATTCGCAGCAGGGTGAAAAAACCCGCACTGGTCGTTAAACCACCACGTATAATCTGGAGTGGTGGCGGACGATAAAGCGTTTGCAGCGCGGATGTAAGCTGCTGAGTTTGTCCCGGCAGAGCCGCTGGTATTGAATAGCGCAGTTCCTCTAAAAATACTGCTGCCGTTAACTTCCAACTTATCAGTCGGATTGCTCAACCCGATTCCGACGTTGCCCGTTTCGGTGATACGCATACGTTCGTTGGCACCATTGGTGAAGAACGTCAGCGTGTTGCCGCGCATCCGCATTTCACGTTCTGTTACGCCAGTCTGGACAGCCCCGATAATGCCGACGTTGCTACCAGTGTCGTAGGAGATGCTGACGCCAGACGCGGTGCTATCACCGGGGTCGTAAGAGCCGGCAGTAAACAATCCCCGACCGTTGACGTTCAGTCTGGTGCTAGCACCCGGCGAAGTCGTCCCAATCCCAACGTTGCCGCTGCTGTCGATGCGCATGGCTTCGACGCCGCCTTCGCTGAAGGCAAGCGTGTCCGCAGCAGGCGACCACATGCCGGTGTTGGTGTCACCCGTAAATGTGTAGGATGGTGTGCCAACTGCGCCGAGGACCGCTTGAACGGTCTTATTTGATAGCGTTTCGACGCCGTCCGTAGTGACTGCCCTATCCGAAGGGTAGGTGACGAAGACGTCCTTGGTGCCCGCAGAGAAGTTTACCAGCGCGTTGGCGTTACTCGACTCCAGCACCGTATCGCGGGAAAGCGTCGGACCCGTAGCCGAGTAGGTGCCGATGCCGACTTCCCACTGGGAGCCAGCGTTGATCGTGTAGTAGGTGGTGTTAGCGTTTCCGATGACCGAGAAGTTCTGATACCCGGTTGGCGCGGTCCCGCTGAGCGTTACCGTACCAGTACCAGTCGTAGTAGTGGTGTCGCGGACACGATCAGCGAGAACAAGAGCCATTACATAAGGTTCCGCAGCTTGTAGGTCGTGGTGAGGTAGACCTCAGTCACGCCGTCGATGAGGTTGGCCACGGCACGGTTGCCCTTGCAGATTTTCTCGTGGTTCTTCTCGATCCACTCTGCGTCCTCGACGAGGATAAGCTGGATGTCCGTCGCCTTGGTCTTCGGAGCGCGCACCGGGCCGATAAGCTCAAACGCACCTTGGTATGCCTCTACCAAGCTATCCAGAGCTTCAATGACCTCCTCGTAGAAGGTACCCAACGACTGGTGACGCGCGAAGGCACCGACGCCGTTAGCGGTCCAGTGCTCAAAATGAGCTACGTTGCGGGCGTAAAACACCCGGCTGATAAGCTCTTCAATCATCAGGCAATCCGGATGATGGCGGTCGTGTTAGTTGCTGCCGGGAAGATGATAGTGAAGTCACCGTCCGTCGAGCTCTTGTCCGAACCAAAGTCCAGCGCACACACCGCAGCGTTGGTCAGCGTGGTGTTGGCGTTCGAGTTGGCCGAAGGCGTGGTGTTGTAGATCAGCGCGCCGCGAGCCGTGATGGTCGCGTTAGCAAAGGTCAGGTCCGAGAAGTCGGTGAAGCCGACGCCCGTCGAAGCCGTGTTGTTCGAGGTCACGACACCCAGACGCGTCAGCGTACCACCGCCAGCGGTGTAGTTGGTGCCCGTCACTTCGTTCGAAGCGGTATAGGCCGTAGTGTTCGCGTCAATCGTAGCCGACGAGGTGTACAAGGCAAGCTTGAACGTATCACCACCGGTAACGCGGAAGTCGTGCACGGCCAGCATAAGCTCGGCCTTAAAGCTGGTGCACATCGCTTGGGTAATTGCCATGTTAGGGTATCCTTATGCGTCGAGGATCGGGATCAGCTCTGGATGACCCGCTTGTTTAAACTTGTTTACCAGAGTCACGTTATGCGACCGTACCGCCTCGTGCATGTACTGCACAAGCACCTGACGGATATTGTCTTTGAAAGCTTCGGCTTGGTCACGAATAGCCGGGTGCGACTGCGCTCCGACGAAGATGATCTTATCCAGCGCGCGTTCGGCAATCTCTTCGGGCGTGAAACCACGTCCCTCCGTCGTCATTACCATGACGCTGCCGATATCGCCGCCTGCGAGTGTGCTAATCATAGGTTACCTCACCGGGTAGCGGACCTGCTCGGTCCGATACATGTCCTGACGGTTCTTGCCTTCGCCCAGCTGCTTCAGCAGGTTTAGCGCTTCGTCGTAGCGCTTCTGGTAGCCAGCAATCACGTCCTGCTCGCCCTTCATGAAGGTATAAGCCTCCAGCAGGGAGCCGTAAAGCAGCACGCTTTCAAAGTTGTCCCCAAGCCACGAGGTGCTCGCAGTCGTGATCGACGGCGGGTAGTAGAAATAGTGCAGCTCGACGGAGTAAGAAGCATCAGGCGTGGGGCCAAGGATATACGAGTTCTCGTCAAAGTAAGCGTAGTGAGACGGGATACCCTGCGTGCTCGGGTTTGGAAATGACTGGCGGATGTAGCTGACGTCCTTGTTCAGCAGGTACTCGTAGTTCCCGCTGGCGTCGATTACAGCCAGTGAGAAGTTAGCCAGCCAATCAGACGGCACCGAGAGGTACTTGTTACCCGCCGTGCAGTTGCCCGTCACGTTCTTGCGCAGGTCCAGCAGCTGGACCGCGTTGAAGATACGCTCTTCGGCGTTGACGATGAAGGTATTGATCTGCTCCGTTGAGGTAAACGTCACCGTCCCCGTGCCGGCAGAATCCGTCCACGAGGTGTTGGGGAAGTCGTTTTCGACATACCCCTTGATGGCCTCAAAGAGCTGAGCGTAGTTCATCAACCCATCTTCGTACTGTGCCCAGTGCCCTTGGTCGCCGCACCGGTGCCGCGCGTCTTCTGGGTCTGAGTGTTGGCGATGTTGTTCGGATAGCCGTTGTTGCCGAGGTCGACGCTCGTGCTACCCGTCATGGTGTGGGGCTGCGCGTAGACGCTGGCGGGGCCAACTTCCTTGCCGTCCTTTTTCATGCTGAACTTAGCCATTTTTGTTCACCTTACCCATGTCCTTGACCGGCTTCTTGCCGCTCTTCTGGTTGGCGAGCTTGGCGAGGTTACGACCCATCGCCAGCATCTGCGCGTTTGTCTTACCACCCTTGGCCATCTTAGTTCTCCGTCGTTACCGTCACAGTGCCTACCTGACCTTGTCCTAATAGCGTATTTGGAAGCCCAGATAAACCCAGTGGATTATCGAGACCAACGGGGTTCCAGCCCCACTGGATCACGCGGCTACCTTCGCTCGGGAAGCCGTTGTCGTTCAAGCCGCTCTGCAAGTAGCTGACGTCCGGGCGAGGATTACGCAGCGCTTGCGGATCGTCCACGGGGTACATACCCAGCTGCAACTGAGGCTGGTCAGGTTCCCAGCACGTATAGCAGACAAGGATGTTGACGTTCTTCGTCTTGATGACGAGCTGCTTGAGCTCTTTCAGCTTGTAGCGCTGACCGCAACGGTCGCACTCCGCGATGGCCCGTTTGCCGGAGGCAAAGCGATTAGGCACTTATATCCTCCCTCACTGCCGAAGCCGTCTTCATTGACGCCCGGATGTCCCTGAGTTTTTGCCCAATCTCCATACGCCGGTTATGGACCTCGTCAGGCAGTGGGTTATAGGGACCCGCATATTTCCTGCCGTCTGCTGGCGTAAGTGGGTACTGAAGCGCTAACTCTACTTGCTCCTTCTTCACTACCACATAAGGGGCTATGGCTTCAAGGAACGCTATCGCATCTTTACTGCGTACGCGCCACACGTAGCAGACAGAGTTGTTCATGTGGTGTCGACGGTTCTTGGTTATCGGTGTTATATTGCCGCCAAAATGTTCCTTGAATAGATTCAGGCACGGTGTAGACGTCTGAGTAACGGACGCGGTTAGCAAGTTACGTACTCTACGTCGGGTGTTTTTGTTCTTGGATATCTCAACAAAAACAGAGCCTTCGCCGTCGAAAAACCCCGCAGCCCATGCCAAGAACGATGGGCCGTAGGACATAACTTATCGGAAATATTGACGGGGGGCGATCCGCAGCGGGGCCTTCTCCCGGTCTTCGTCGGCAGCCTGCTGCCAAGCTTCATCGTACATGGCTTTAAGCGGGATAGCCCGCTCCAGCGCGCCGGGGATTTTCAACGAGAGATGGTACGCCAAGCCTGCCACGAGGCACGGCAGGAAGCGGAAGGGGATGTCCTGCGTCACGAGGCCGTTGGTGCCGGCGTCTTGAATACGGCGCAAACGGTAGTAGAAGAAGGTGTAGTAGTTGCTCTGGTCCGGAGCGGGCCATACGTTGATCTGCGGGTTCTGTACACCCGTTGGCGTAGTCGCACCTGACCGGCGGTTGATCCACACCTGAATAGGACGCCCCTGCGCGTTCTTGTTCGGGATCGTGATGTAGGTATCGGCGCTGATGCGGGTGATGTTGATGTCGATCTGGTTCGGACCCGAACCCGCGTTGGTGCGGATAACTTGCTCCAGAAGATCAATTGTATCCACAGGCAGGTCGTAGGTGATTTGTCCCTGCACCATGGGGATCGACCCCTGCTCAAGAGTCCACAGGTTTATCCCCCGGTTGGCCCACTCGATGGTCAGCAGGTTCAGGCTGCGCCGCGCCGTGCGGAAGTCATAGCCCGTGCGCATCTCGGCACCGCACCGCTCGAAGGCTTCTTCGAACAGCTCGTTCAGGTTAAGGTCGAACGTTGCGGTACCGCTGGTGGTCATTTCTGTCTCCGCGCTGCCTGTACACGCTTAGGTGCACCCGGAGGCTGCCCCAACCGTTTCTTCTGAGCGATACGCGTCTTCTTCTCCGTTGGAGTCATCTCCGACGACGTCTTGGGGGTCTTATCAGAAATACGCTTGCTGGGTCTACAGTAAGGTGTGCCGCGCTTTTCACCCGGCTGACGCCCGCAGGCTTTACCCGTGCGGACGTCCTTCCAGTCCTCTTGGAACCAGCGCTTGAGCGAAGCGCCTTTCTCGGTTTTACGAACTGCCACCTTTGTTACCCCAGTTCTTGGCACCGACCTTGCGGCACTTGGAGATAGCACCCGAGGCATAGGCGGAAGGGAAGACTTTGTAGCGTGCCTTGACCTTGGAGTAGCACGCGTCCTTGGCGCTACCACCTTCAGCCATGCGTTTCGCCTTAACCTTGCCGCCCTTGGCGTACATGGTGACCTCGCCGGGGTTGTCCTTCCGACGAATAGTC